TTCCAGCAGCGCGGCCACGTCCGGCGATCGCAGCAGCGCGGCCACGTCCGGCGATCGCAGCAGCGCGGCCACGTCCGGCGATTCCAGCAGCGCGGCCACGTCCGGCGATTCCAGCAGCGCGGCAGCCACAGGCGGCTATTGCAGCGCGGCCACGTCCGGCGATTCCAGCAGCGCGGCAGCCACAGGCGGCTATTGCAGCGCACAAGCAAAAGGCAAAAACAGCCTTGCAATTGCAAACGGCGCTCATAGCAAGGCGCGTGGTGTGCTTGGCTGCTATCTGGTTTTGACCGAGTATGACGATGGCGGAATGCTTTTGTGGGCTAAGATTGCAAAGGTAGATGGCACTGCAATTAAGGAAAATGTCTGGTATACGCTCAAAAATGGAGAGTTTGAGGAGGTGTGAACGTGACGCGCTACATCTGGATGGAAGTCACGCCGGACAAGTACGAACTGCCTGTAGCCGTGGCGGACAGCCTGAGAGCCCTTGCAAAGCTGCGGTGCGTCACGCCCGCCGCCATCAGCCACAGCGTCCACAAATTCGGCGACAGAGGCAAGTACAGAAGAGTGGAGATATAAGTCAAAAGAGAGGAGGATGCACCATGCGTCCCACAATGAGCATTCACGATTGTTGCGAGCTGATGCGCTCGAACTTGATCTCGATAAGCGAACCAACGCTTATGGCAATGATTCAAGCGGGGATGTTTCCCGGATGGGCTGTTCCCTCGGTGGACACAAAGACCGCCGCGCCGCTGATCTCCCGCGCCGGGTTTGTGGCGTGGCTGAAGGATTTTTACAAGTTAGAGGAGGTACACGGATTATGAAACGACTGAACACCATTACCCTTGCAGGTTTCGCGGTGTGCGGCTTTCTGCTGGGCATGAAAGCGCTGGATCTGGCTGAAGCTGGTATCACCCTGCTGCTGATGGTCTGGGGCGGCTACGCCTACGGTGCCGCCGCTGCCCGCGCTCCGCTGGTGCTGTGGGCTGCGCTTTGCACGGCGGCAGGGCTTGCATTCGGCCTGTACGAGCTGCACCGCGAGAACCGGCAATACAAGCAGAACAGCCCCTATGGCCGCATCGACCGCACCCACGCACGCACCCATGAGCCGGACTACCGGCAGAGCCGGAGGGGAGCATGAAAAAAGAGCACGCCGGTGCAGCAACACCGACGAGCCCCAGAGGTGATGGTTTGAACGACTCCATCACTTCGAAGAATAACATACTTTGGAGGTTTTGACAAGCAAAATGGCAATTTTGATGATCTTCGACGGGCAGAAGAACCCGCCAGCGTTCCGCACGATGCGCTACGGCGAAACCACACAGGAAATGGTCCGGCTGGCCGACGACCTGGCCAAAGGCCAGCCCGGTGATCTGTACGAGGTCTATGATAACGTCGGCGTTCTGGCGTATCGGAGGTGAGCACACAATGAAGACCGATTTCGCCGCAAGACGCGCCCAGGTCAAAGACCTGTCCAACAAGGCCGAGGGTATTTTTCAGTACGTCGGTCGGGACAATGTACTGTTCCGGCTCATCAGCACCGGCAACGAGCTGACCAGCGATGTCAATGCTGCTGTTGCATTGTTCACGAATTTCGCCAGAAATGGCAAACTGGGCAGCAAGATCACGCGGGATACGATCAACTCGATCTACCGCCGCGTGGGCAGGCTTCTGTGCCTGATTGACATCATCCACGCTGCCGCCGGTGAACCCATCATGCCGGAGCCGTACAACTCCATCGACTTCTGCTATATGACGGAGTATCGCACCATGCTTCGGGAGGCGGTCATCAAGGGGATGCCGGACAACTACAAAGGCCCGGCGCAAAACCCGCCGCAGATCTGCGTCAAACTGGTCAGGCCAGGCGTTGCTGTTTACCAGACCCCGCCGGAGAACGATTTCCGGGATGCGTTCTACGATGATCTATTCGATGGCTTCCTCCAGAAGGAAGAGCCCCGCGACCGAAAACTTGTGTTCCACTGCACAAAAGCCGAGCTTGCCGCAATCGAGCGGTATGCAAATATTGTTGAGATCAAATTTACTGAGGAGGAAATCCACCATGCCTGAAAACGAAATCAAGAAGACCCCTGTCGAACAGCTTCAGATGGACGCTGCGCCCGCAGCCGTTCCGGAAGTTCCGGTCCCTGCTGCTCCGGCCAACCGGAAGCTGACCTATGCAGAAAAAGTCCAGGGCTTGACCGCCAATGAGCGCATCTGGACGCTGGCAAAATCCAAGGCCATCGCAATGGCAAATCTGCCCGACGGGATGCTCCCGCAGTCCTACGCCGGGAATGTCGGTGCCTGCGCCATTGCCTGCGATATGGCCCAGCGGATGAACGTCTCCGAGCTTTTTGTCATGCAGAATCTATATGTCGTTTACGGCCAGCCGACGTGGAGCGGCAAGAGCTGCAAGGCCCTGATCGACAACAGCGGCGAGTTTGTGGGCCGTACCCGTTACCGCATGGAGGGCGAAGAGGGAACGCCGTCCTGGGGCTGTCGCCTGATCGGCGTGGACAAGCTCACCGGCGAGAAGGTCATTGGGCCAAAAGTCACGGTCCAGATGGCGCACGACCTGGGCTGGTGGGACAAAAAGGGCAGTTATTGGCCGCGTATGACCGAAATGATGCTCAAATACCGCGCTGCCGCTTATTTTGCCCGCGCAGAATGCCCGGAAGTGCTCATGGGCGCAAACGTAGACTATGAGGCCGGTGCTGGCGACAGCGACGAGGAGGTGGGCCTGCCCAATGCTTAACATCGTCGCAATTATGGGCCGTCTGGTCCACGACCCGGAACTCAAGACCACCCAGCAGGGAACCAGCGTGTGCAGTTTCCGCATTGCCTGCGACCGCAGCTATACCCAGAAGGGCCAGGAGCGGCAGGTTGATTTCATTGACGTCGTCGCCTGGAGGCAGTCGGCGGAGTTCGTCAGCAAGTATTTCCAGAAGGGCAGCATGATCGCCATCGAGGGCAGCTTGCAGACCCGGCAGTATCAGGACAAGCAGGGCAGCAACCGCACGGCGGTGGAGGTCGTGGCGAACCATATCAGCTTTGCAGGACCCAAGGCGGCAGAGAAGCCTGCTGTGCACGATTTCGACCAGCAGACGAAAAACTACACCAACGAAGCAAAGGCCGCGCAGAATGCCCCGCAGGGCCAGCAGTACGCGCAGGGCGATGCAGACGATTTCATCGACGTCACAGACGACGGCGACCTGCCGTTCTGACCCGGAACGCTGTGCTATCTGGCGATACGGGCGCTCGGAAGGAGGTGAAACATGGAAGACGAAATCAGGCCCAAAGCGCTGATGATCCCATTCGACAAGTTTGTGATTTTGGATATCCTGCCGCCAGAACAGTACAAAAACACCCTGACCAAGATGCGGCAGTATGTGGAGCACGGAGAAGAACCGGAAGGGCTGGAACCAATGGAGCAGATGGCGTTCGAGTCTCTGCGGGCCTTTATGAACGAGAACATAAAGACGTATCAACGCACGATTGAGGCGAATCGTCAGAATGGGCGAAAAGGCGGGAGACCCAGAAAAGCGAAAGAAACCGATGGGTTTTCTGAAAAACCCACGGAAACCCATGGGGAACCCAACGAAACCCATAAAAACCAAAGTACAAAGTACAAAGTACAAAGTACAAAGTACACAGACTCTATAGAGTCTATAGAGATAGACGCTTCCGCGTCTCCATCCTCCAGAGCATCCAAACGGTTTTCTCCGCCGGGGCTGGAAGAGATCGAGGCGTATTTTGCAGAGAAAGGCGGTACGGCTGCACAGGCGGAGCGTTTCCGGGACTTCTACGAGTCCAACGGCTGGAAGGTCGGCAAGAACCCCATGAAGAGCTGGAAGGCTGCTGCATCCGGCTGGATGTCCAGAGACAAGGAGAGCGCCCAGAAGGCCAGCGCTCCGCGAAGCAAGCCGTTCATGGCGTCCCGGTCCCCAGAAGAGGCTGCAGCGCATCCGAACGACTTCCTCAAGAATGCTGCGGCCCGCCGCCCTCTGAGCAAAAAGAAAGGAGAGGTTCACAATGCCTAAATACAACGTCATGGTCGAGTGCCGCAACGCAGGCGGTACAGACCTCCATTGCTGGCGGGTAGATGCCAGCAGCCCCGGCGAGGCCGGTTACATCGCAATGCAGCTCGCGCAAAGCCATTACCCGGAGTTCGACGAGTTCGAGCCGGTTCGGACGGAGGCGGTCCGATGACCAACTCGACCTGCAAGGGCTGCCCGGACCGGAAGCCCGGCTGCCACGACCACTGCGAGCGGTTCAAAACATGGCAGCAGATGCACAAGGCCGAGCTGGCCTACACCTACGATATGACCCACACCATGAGCTGCTACCACCGTACATACGAGGACAAGCACCGTGAGCGGGGCCGAAAGCGCTATCTGGGCGCAAACGGAGGAGACGAATGAAAGGAGAGCAAAAATGAGCGATAAAAGATTGATTGACCGCGACGAGCTGCTCAAGCACGAAGTTATGATTATCACCAAGGGTAACGCCACTTTTCATGGCGTTCCGTCATCGCTTATCGAGACGGCCCCGGTTATTGACCTCAAGAACCTGCAGCCTGTATGGAGAGACCCGGAAACCGACCCGCCGAAGGTCGAAACCGAAGTGCTGATTTTGTACCGCAACGATATTGACGGATACAGTATTACGACAGCGCACTATGAAGATGGGAGCGTTTTTTCACAAGATAGCGTATGGTATTGGGAAGACCTTCCCGATTGGGGAACATACGACGAGGAGCGGGACGACTACAAAATCCCGAAAGGCTGGTGGGAATACCGCCACTTCAACCCGGACGACGTTTACAACAACAAGATAGACTGCTCCGTGATGGGCTGGATGCCGCTGCCGCCAAAGGAGGAATAATCGAAGATGCATCTGATCATCTACGGTGACCCCCGCACAAAGAAAAACAGTGCACGCATCCTGCAAGGGCGCGGAGGACGGCGATACGTGGCCCCAAGCGCGGCGTTTGAGGATTACCAGACAAGCTGTCTGTGGCAGATTCGCTCCCCGCCTGATCCTATCTCTGCCCGCGTGAACGTGCGGTGCGTGTACTACATGGCTACCAGGCGCAAGGTTGACCTTGCAAACTTGATCGAAGCGACCTGCGACATACTGGTGACAGCTGGTGTGCTGGCAGATGACAACAGCCGCATCGTTGCCGCTCACGATGGCAGCCGGGTGGAGCTTGATAGAAAACAGCCACGGGTGGAAATTGAGATTGAAGAAATGGAGGCAGATACATGATTCGCACATGGACACCTGACGCAGACGCGCCGAAACCAGAGGACCCCCGCGCGCTGGAAGTACGGCGGTATTTTGAACGCCTGCCCCGAATGAGGTCTCTTATTTTGCAGCAGAAGGAGCGCATCGCAGACCTTAAGAACGCAGCTACAACGACTACTTCCAGAGTATCCGGTGCGTCCGGGCGCTCCGGAACCAGCGACAAGGTAGGCCGGAACAGCGACGCCGCCATGGACGCCGAAAAGCATCTGCACGAGATGAAATGCCAGTACGCCGAGATGCAGAAAGAAGCCATCGACTTCGCTTATCTCCTCAACGCGGACCCTGCGTCCATCAAGCGCAGTCGGTGTATCACGCTCTGCTATGTGGAGGGAAAGACCAGGGCAGCCGCCGCCGGAGAGGTCGGCTATTCAAACGCGCGGACGGTCTCCACTGCCATTTCGGAGGGCTTTCGTCAGCTGGCAGAGATATGGGAGGATACACCGTTCTGCGATTTTGACAGTTTTGCACAATAATTTGTGGAACTTTTCGACAGTGGACATCATCGACACCTGAGCGAAATCGGTGGTATTGTAGTAGTATCGGCAGAGCCGAAAAGGCCCACCGATGCAATGCGGCCCCCAAACGTTCCGGCCCTGTGCTGCCCGTAGGCACAGATCACCAACGTTTCGCGGGCTGATTCTATGCGAGATTTCGGCACGGCTCCGTTCAGAACGGCAGTTCTGGGCGAATGGGGCAGGGTGATCGCCTCCATCTCCGCGTGGTTCGACTCCACGGTTTCGCACCAGATGGCGCATGGACTCATCCCCCACAAAGCTGCACGCTTAACCTCCCGTGCTACGAGAGAAAGCTTTGAATCCCTGAAGGTGTGGGTAGACTTCCCGACGGGATGTGCGTCAAACAACAGCCCTGGCGGAGAACCAGGGCTGTTTTATATGGCCGCCTGAGCGCAGTTTGGAGCGCGGTGCGTGTGTAGACACGGCTGGTTCGATTCCAAGGGCGGCTTTTTATATTCCCGTAGCTCAAGTGATGGAGCAGCGGTCTCCAAAACCGCAGGCTGCAGGTTTGAGCCCTGCCGGGAATGCCAGCTGCGTACCCTGTGATGGGGCTGCGCAGATAGCGGGGCATCTGGCCGAGAAAGTTCCGGATGCAGCGGCTTTGTGTACGACAGGCAAAGCTGCTTATTATATGCCGCCATAGCTCAATTGGGAGAGCGCCGCCCATTTAAGGCGGGACAACGATGGTGACACCACGGGAACATCACTGCGCACATCCATTCCGTGGGTGCTGGTTCAAATCCAGCTGGCGGCTAGCGTGATTTTAGAGTGTCCACTGTGGACACTTTTGGAGAGGAGGCATACAAATGTTTAAGCGCTTGAAAGAACTGATTTGCGACATGGCAAAGTTTTTGACACGTCTCGGCGCTGGCCTTATCCTCTCGGCCTTACCGATCAGCAACAAAGAAAGCCACTTTGTGCGCTATGCGCGGAGTTTCGGTTTCCGTGCAGACCACACAAAACGCGAGCCTCAGGCAGAGATCGGAGGCCGTGGCTGTATCCAAGGAGCACGGCCTGCTATCCGTGCGGATTAACCGCTGCTGATACAATACGATTAAAAACCAGCTTTTTGCATGATGAGCTCCATGTAGCAAAGCTGGTTTTTCTTATGCCGCTTTAACTCAGTCTGGCAGAGCACCGGATTTAATCCGGGGATAGCGGGTTCGATTCCTGCAAGCGGCACATTCGATATTTTGACCGTTCGATTTTTCGGGCGGCTTTTGTTTTACAGGGAGGTTTCTGCTATGGCATCAGGAAGCGATTGGAGGGGCGGTTCTGGAGGAACGACCGGAGAAAAAAATCGAAGAGATGCTTATAACGAACTTCCGACCAACGCGAAATCTGTAGAAAACATGAACGAAGCCCAGCTAGGTAAAGAAATCTCCAGAATAAAAAAAAGAATCGGGAGTTATGACAAAGTTATGGCCGAATCTCAAAAACGAACTCAGTTTGAGAGGATGGACAGAATTGTCGATAAAGCAACCTCTTATACGTCCGCTTACAGCAAAAAACAATCCGCCGAAAAAAAACTTACCGCTTTGCAAAAAGCCAAAAAGCAAGTTTCCGGCACCGGAAAAACTCAAAGTCAGCTTTCCAGAGAAACCAGAGCGGCAGCTATCAAAAACAACAGCGGTGCCCTGAAGTGGAAAACCACCAACAAGGGCGGCTACACTCAGGACGGTGGATATATGTCCAAAGAAATCAGCGCGGGTGGGTTCAAAATCCGAGGTTCAAGCGGTGTGTTCCGGATCTATGATGGGTCAAAACAAATCGGCGGCGCGTCAAAGTTGAGCGATGCAAAGGCATTTGTTGAAATCTGGCGAAAGAGAAGATAACAATAATGTGTGAGTTTTGTTCAATAAAACCGGTTTTTCGACATTCGTTGTATTGTGGGGCAACCGTATACGACGAGCTGAAAAGCAGAAAAATTCTTTGTTCTGGAAACTCAGACCTATTGATGGGCGCAGATGAAAATGGGAGAATCTATCTGGCAGCGGAGGACGCGGAAACAATGGAGACAAGACGCTGGTATCCAAATTATTGCCCTATATGTGGAGCTGATTTGAGAGGAGCGTGAGCAGATGGCGCGAAAAAAGAAAGCAATGGACTTTTCTTCACTCGACCTAAACCTTGATGCACTGGGCGACTGGGGCGGCGATGAAGAAAAGGCCGAAAAAGAGTTTATCCGCGCTGCAAAGCTGAACCTCTCCCCTGTCACATGGGACAACGCAGAAGCGGCAGCGGACGCGGTGGACTACGACAAGGATTATTTTGCGCTCCTAAGCGGGCGCTTTATTTTTGGAGACTTCATCGAGGCACTGTGCTATAAGAAGGAGCTGCTGCCGCACCGGGTCTACATCACCACACTGGGCATGAGCCGGGAGAACATCGACAGCATCGTCAACATTGCCGGGTATTTGGGCTGTGAACAACTGAACTTGATCGTGTCCAATTACTTTGTGGCAATGGAGCGGGCAAAACTTGTGTCCTATATGATCTCCCAGTTTACCGGGCAGCATATCAACGTGGCGGTGCTGGCATCGCATTGCAAGATTTGCCTGATCGAGAGCGACAAGGGCAATCTGATCATCATGGGCAGCGCAAACCTATCCAGTTCAAACAACGTGGAGCAGATCATGTTGTTTCACGATGACAAGTTGTTCCGCAAGATCAAGACGCTGCTGAACGGAATCATGAAAAAGTTCTGCATCCTGCACGGATACAGCGGCAAGACGATTTTTGAGAACAACACCAACAACACCGGCAAAAAGGCTTTTGAAGCCGTAGAGGAGGGCATGACGGATGGCTAGAGGCGCAGGAGCGTCCGGCTGGGCTGGCGGCTCTGGTAGCGGTGGCGCAAAAGGACGAAGAGACGGATATGCGCAAGATTTTAGCGGTGTTGTTGCTATTGAGGTCACAACCAGGGACGGCAGGAAGCTTTCTTATCGAAGCAGACAAGGCGGTTTTATTACTGGCATTGACGATGCAAGAAAAAGCCCGGCGAACGGAAGAATGACCGTTCCTGAAATCGCCAAACGCATGACGGAAAATGGCGCAACCGTCAAAACATACACAAAAACACAGCTTTCTGCTCACGATGAAGCACGCAGAAAAGAAATCGCAAATAAGCCCGACTACGAAATGGGAATTGGTGTTCCGTGGGGGAACAAAGACAACCGTAAGGCTGCAAGAGCATCACGTATTGCGGGGCGCGGTCAAAGTCGACGACGGTAAATGAATTTTGAAACAAAATAAAGGGGGCTAACGATCAATGGCTGAATTGAGTGCAAGCACCGGATGGAACGGCGGCGGGGCAAAAAGCAGAGCCAAAGACAGGCGCAAGCTGTACGTCGCAAACCGGCGGGATATCCGGTGGTACAATCGCCGAACAGGCAGAGCGAAGCGGTATTCGAAGCCCGGCACACGGGATTTGGAGTTCTGAGAGGGGGCGGACTGAGTGGCGCGGCACGTTCTGACCGATGAGGAGCGGCGCGCCGGGCAGTTCCGAAGCGGTGACGAAGCGGTGGCAAACGGCAAGAAAGGCGGAATCGCCAGCGGAGTCGCAAGACGTGCCCCAAGCCTTTCCAGCATCGCCAAGCGAATTGCCGCCGCTCCCATTACCAACAAAAAAAACAAGAAACAGATCCTCGAAGTCATGGGCGGGGAAAAGGACGAAGAAATCACCAACAACGCCATGATCGTCATGGGCGTGTATATGTCCGCTGCATCCGGCGACATGAAAGCCGTGGAGAAGTGGGAAGAATGGACGCAGGAAGAAGCCTTTGCACAGGGCGACACCCCGGCGGACGAGTTGAGCAAGGCACTGTTCGAGATAAGCGATGGAGGAGAAAATGCCACTGGGTCAGAAACAACTTGAGATTCTGCGGTTCCGGCGGACATCCTACAGCTATCTCATCTGTGACGGTGCGGTTCGTTCCGGCAAGACCTCCCTCATGATGGTGGGTTTCGTCGATGATGCGATGGAGCGATTCAACGCTCAGCGTTTCGGAATCTGCGGAAAAACCGTAGATAGTGCCATCAAGAACGTCATTGAGCCTTATATTTCCATGCGGTATGCGCAGCAGAGCTATCAGATCAAGTGGAGCCGCAGTGGAAAGATTCTGACCATCACAAAGGGCGGCGTGACCAACATCTTTGAGGTGTTCGGCGGAAAAGATGAAAGCAGCTATATGCTGATTCAGGGCCGCACTCTGGCGGGATGCCTGATTGATGAGGTGGTTTTGCAGCCGCGGTCGTTCGTGGAGCAGGCCATCACCCGTTGTTCCGTCACCGGCTCGAAAATCTGGTTTTCCTGCAACCCGGCGGGAACACAGCACTGGTTCAACCAGGAGTGGATCCTTCACGCAGAGGAGCGCAATGCGCTGCACCTGCATTTCGTTCTAACGGACAATCCGGGCTTGTCACCTGAGACCATCCAGCGGTATGAGCAGGCCTTTTCCGGCGTGTTCTACCGCCGGTACATTCTGGGCGAATGGGTTGACGCAGAGGGCCTTGTTTATCCATTCTTCGCGGCAAATGAGGACACATACTTATTCAAGGATTCCATTGCGGGTCTGGAAGGACGTTTTTTTGTCTCCATCGACTACGGAACACACAACCCTTGCAGCATGGGGCTTTGGGTGGTCAACAATGGCAAGGCTATCCGCATCAAGGAGAGCTATTACGACAGCACCAAGACCAAGGTGCAGCGCACGGACGAGGAGCATTATAGTGAGTTGGAGAGGCTTGTGAAAGGCTACTACATCCAAGCCGTGATCGTTGACCCGTCCGCAGCGTCGTTCATCGAGACCATCCGGCGGCATGGGCGGTTCGTGGTCATCCCGGCCAACAACGACGTTATCAACGGCATCCGCTGCGTGGGGTCGCTGCTACAAGCTGGCCTTATCAAGATCCACGAGTCCTGCGCCGATTCCCGCCGGGAGTTCGGCCTATATGCGTGGGATGAAAAGTCATCCGAAGATCGTGTGCTCAAGGAGTTTGATCACGCGATGGACGACATCCGATATTTCTGTTATACGATTTTTGCCCCGGAAGTTCGTTGGGCGGATTGGAGTCAATGATGTTCGACAAGCTGATTTCATGGCTGCGCGAAAAGGCACGGCAGCTGTTCGGGAAAAATACGACCGTGAGCGCGAACATTTCCGCGCCTATGGAAAACGCCGTCGAGCTTTGGGCGGATATGTACGACACCGGCGGCCCGTGGTGCCATAGCCTCAAGTCTGGCGACACGTTGCACGGCATTGGGCTTCCGCAGAGCATTGCAAGCGAGCTGGCCAGGCTGACCACGCTTGAGATGGAGTGCATTGTTTCTGGCGGCGAGCGGGCCGACGCCATCAACGAGCTGATTCAACCGTTTATCGAGACCCTGCGGGCACCGGTGGAATACGGCTGTGCACTGGGTGGAATCCTGTTCCGGCCAGTCATGGCCGCAGATGGAACCATCAGCATCGACATGATTCAGGGCGACAGCTTTTGTCCGACCCATTTTGACAGCACCGGGCGGATGACCGGCGCAATCTTCTCCGAGCAGCTGGTAAAAGGAAATAAAATCTATACCAGGCTGGAAAATCATGAATACACCAACGGCAAGTATACCGTTGAGGTCAAGGCATTCCGCTCGATGACTACGGCAGATATCGGCCTAGAAGTTTCCTTGACCGAGGTCCCGGAGTGGGCGGACATCTCGCCGACCAGCGTTGTGGACGGCGTTGACCGGCCCTTGTGGGGCTATTTCAAGGTTTCTGGCAGTAACACCGTTGACCGACGGTCGCCTTTGGGCGTGAGCGTGTATGCCAACGCGGTCAAGCTGATCCGGGATTGTGATGAGCAATACGGGCGGTTGCTGTGGGAGTACGACGGCGGGCAACTGGCTCTTGATGTAGATCAGACCGCACTGCGGCCCACTCCAGACGGCGGTTCTGCGTTGCCACAGCGGGAACAGCGGCTCTATCGCAACTGGCTGAACGGCGGTTACGGGCAGGGCGGGCGCAACCTTTACGAGGTGTTCGCCCCCGGCCTGCGAGACGAAAACTATAGGCGCGGTCTCGACACCATCCTCAAGCGGATCGAGTTCCAGTGCGGCCTTGCTTATGGCACCCTGTCAGACCCGCAGAACGTAGACAAGACCGCCGAAGAAATCCGCAGCAGCAAGCAGCGGAGCTATACCACAGTCAAGGATTTGCAACGGTCGCTCAAAATTGCTGTTACAGACCTGATCTATGCCATCGACGCTCTTATGACGTCCGCATGGCAAGAGGGAGCGGCGGTCGTATCTCCTAGTGAGTATGACGTGACGTTCGATTTTGACGACTCCATTATTTCCGATCCAAAGGAACGCAAACAGATGTTCTGGGGCTACGTCACCGCAGGCAAGTTTCCATTCTGGCGGTATCTGGTCGAGTTTGAGGGATACAGCGAGGAAGAAGCCAAGGAGATCGAGGCGGAGGCCAAAGACTCCCAGCAACAACCAGGGCTTGAGTTTGGTGGTGATGCTTAATGCTGCAACCCGACTATCTGGACCATGCACCCGACGAGATGGTGCAGCTCTGGCAGACGGTCGAAGATGATATTTTGCGGGACGTCGCCCGAAGAATCGGCAAGATGGACGGCATGACACCAACGGCCAATTGGCAGTTGTGGCGATACCAGCAGGTCGAGGCCGTCCGGGAAGAGGTCGTCAAGCTGCTGGCCAAGTACAGTGGCAAGAGCGAGCGCGAGATCCGGCGCATCCTGCAAGAAGCCTGCACCGCCGCGCTGGAAGCCGACGATGAGATCTATTACCACTACGGAAAGACCCCGACCCCGTTCGCGGAATCTTTGCCCCTGCAAAATCTTCTGAATGCTGGTTACAGGCAGACAAGCGGCACATGGAGTAATCTGACGGCTACGACCGCAAACACTGTCACGGGGGCATTTGAACGTGTGCTGGATGAAGCATGGCTCAAGGTCAGTTCTGGGGCGTTCGATTACAAGAGCGCGGTCAAGACGGCAGTGGACACGCTGGCCGATGATATGCCCTATATCACCTACCCCACCGGCCACACGGACACGCTGGAAGTAGCCGCACGACGAGCCATCCTCACCGGAGTCAATCAGACCGCCGGAAAGCTGCAAGACGCGCGGATGGAGGAGATGGGCGTGGAGTACGTCGAGACGACCGCGCACGGCGGCGCACGGCCCACCCATGCAGAGTGGCAGGGCAAGCGGTTCCATCTGGGCGGCGACAAGGTGCTTGACGGCAAGATGTACAAGGATTTCGTGCGGGAAACCGGCTACGGCACCGGCGCAGGGCTTTGCGGCTGGAACTGCCGCCATCAATATTTCGCCTGTTTCCCAGAGCTGGGCGACCCTCCGTCATGGACGCAGGAAAGCCTTGAACAGCTCAACGCCCGCAATGTCGAGTATAACGGCCAGATGTACACCCAGTATGAGATATCCCAGATGCAGCGCGCCCGCGAACGAAATGTGCGCAAGTGGAAACGGCGGTATCTGGCAGAAGATGCAGCAGGCAGCGACACAACGGCATCAGCAATTCGCTTGAAAGCCGCCCGCGAAAGCCTGAAGCAATTCACAAGGGACACCGGCGGGCAGCTCGACAGCGCCCGAACGATGGTTTCCGGATTTGGCCGCTCTCAGGCGGCGAGGGCCACAGCGCAGGCCAAAAAGGAGAAAAAATGACAAACAAAAAATTCGGAATTATCAAAGTTGATGGTTTTGTGGAAGCCTGTATTTTCAGCTTGTTTGCTTCCTCTCCGTGCGGTTATATCAAGCGCAAGAACTTGAGGCCGGCATACAAAAACAGCGAGCTGACCCATAAAGGATACAAAACGAAAATCAATCGACACTGCTGAAAGGAGCATATTATGAAAAAGATTCTTCTTGCCATCGCACTGGCCGCATCCATCCTTCTGTGCGGCTGTTCGGAGGCCGACAAGGCCAATGCCAATATCTCCAAGCAGGCGGACTATTTCGAGAGTGAGCGCAAGATCACCGTCTACAACGCTCGCACCGACAAGGTCATTCTGGAAGCCGAGGGCTACATGTCCATCTCCAACAACTCGAACAACGAGCTGGTCTGCACGGTAAAAATTGGCCCGGACACCTACCGCAAGAACTACATCTATCTGAACGACTACACCATGTATGTGGTCGAGGATATCACCGGCACACACACCGACCCGTACCATTACAAGCTATACTTCCATACCGATATCCTGCCGAGTATCGAAGTTAAACCGTAACCCTTTTTTGATCTTCAGCATTGTGCAAATTTTGCACAGTGCTTTTTTGTTGCTTTCGCCTAATTGGTCAAGGCACCCGGCTCATAACCGGGCCCATGTGGGTTCGAGTCCCTCAAGCAGCACCACGCGGAGTCGGCGCGAAACCCCGACAAACCTGTAATCTCCAATGTGGACGAAAACCACGAGAAAAAACGCTGGACAGGACAGAACGAAAGGAGCAAACCATGAAACGAGACGAAATCAAACAGATCATTCCAGGCATTACCCCGGAGCAGCTCGACAGCATTATGAACCTGCATAGTGCCGATGTGGGCGAGAAGGTCAACAAAATCAGCACCCTTGAGGCGGAGAAAACCACCCTTACCGCCCAACTGGAAGCCGCAAACGGAAAGCTGGAAGGGTATGACCCCGATTGGAAGACCAAGGCAGAGCAGGCCAAGACCGACGCGGCGAACCAGCTTGCAGAGATGCAGCGCGGCTTTGCCATCGAGAAAAAGGCCGGTGCCCTCAAGTTTTCCAGCGAGAGCGCGGAAAAGGCGTTTCTTGCCGATGCAAAGGCACAGAATTTTGCCATGAAGGACGGCGAGATTCTGGGTTTCGACGATTATGTCAAGACCTTCAAGGCCGCAGATCCGAGCGCAATCCTCGCAAATGGAACGCTCCCGCGATTTACCGCGTCTGCTCCGGGAACTCCGGCGCAGGCATCCAACACGCACGAGGCCGCAAACGAAGCGATCCGTTCGCTGTTTGCGGAGAAAGGTTAATCCATTATGGCAACTAACATTATTGCCCGTACCGGCGCAGAAGCCCTTATCCGGGATCAGCTGATTAACACCATCCAGCAGGATGTGCCGAAGTCCTCCATCGTCATGCAGCTGGCAACCCGCCTTGCAAACATGACCAGCAATCAGACCAAGATTCCCGTTCTGTCCATGCTGCCGCTGGCTTATTGGGTCAACGGCGACACCGGCATGAAGCAGACCAGCAAGCAGGAGTGGAAAAACGTCACCATGACCGCCGCAGAGCTTGCAGTGATCGTTCCCATCCCTGAAGCCGTGCTGGCGGATTCCAGCTTCGACATCATGGGTGAGGTTCAGCCCCGTGTCCGTGAGGCGATGGCCGCGAAAATTGACGGCGCGGTTCTGTTCGGCAACGACAAGCCCACCGAGTGGACGACCGACATTCTGACGCAGGCCACCGCCAACAAGGTCACAGGCCCTATCGACTACGCCAAGATTCTGGGCGACGGCGGCATGTTCGCCAAGGTCGAGGAAGGTGGTTTTGGTGTGGACGCTGTTGTGGGTGCTCTGTCCACTAAGGCACAGCTCCGTGGCCTGCTTGACAAGAACGGTCGGCCTCTTTTCCGCTCGGATATGCAGGGCGCAACCAACTACGCGCTGGACGGTGCACCGCTCTACTTCCCGGAGAACGGTTCCTTCGACGCTACCAAAGCTCTGATGATCGCAGGCAACTTTAAAAAGATCGTCTACTCCATCCGGCAGGACGTCACCGTGAAGATTCTGGATCAGGGCGTCATTCAGGACCCCTCGACCAAGGAGATCGTGTACAACCTCGCACAGCAGGACATGGTCGCGCTGCGCGTTGTTATGCGCATGGGCTGGGCTCTGCCGAACCCGTCCACCCGCCTGAACACCGACGGCAGCAAGGTGCCATTCTCCTACATCGTCGCGGGGGAATGATAAGCCGGGAGGTAGCCGAAAATGATCTACTGCACGTACAGCGATTATCAAGCCGCCGGGGGAAATCTCGAAGCGGCAACGTTTGACATCTACGCGGCCAGAGCTTCGCGTCTGATCGACGGCATCACATTCGGGAGGGCCGAAACCCATGTGGACGAGTGCGAACGCTGCCGAGCCGCGCTGTCGGACGCTTGTGTGCAGATCATCCAGCTTCTGGCCGCAGCGCAGAACGCTGTTACGGCCAACGGCTACGCTCCCGGCGTATCCAGTGTATCCAATGACGGCTATGCGGTAAGCTATACCAGTACCGGCAGCATGACGGCCACCGCCCGGAGCGAAGCGGCCGAAATCGTGCGCGAGTGCCTGGGCAACGACCCGCACGGTCTGCTGTACAGGGGGATTTGTTGAGATGAACACATCGGTTACGATCATCAATCTCATCCATGATACGGCAACGGATAAGGATACACCGGTCTGCTGGGTATTCAACAACGCTACATGGCGGGAGACTTACGGCACGAGCGGAAACGGCACGGTCAAAGACCCGGCAAAGACCGTGCATGTCCGCATCATGGCCCGGCAGGGCAAGCCGCCGTACATGCCCGCATGGGCGTGGTATCAGCTTCCGGCGGATGCAAAACAAAAGGCATGGACACTGAAAAACGGCTGGATGATCGTCAAAGGTTCGATTCCGTCCATGACCATTGAGCAGTACAACCGCCTGAAGAAAAGCGCCGACTGCACCATGATCACATCATGGGCGGACAACCGGGAACAATTCCTTCCGCACTGGCATATCTACGGAGGCTAACCATGACCGAGTGGAAAAAGGGCAAAAACGGCCTGCTGCAAGTCAGCACACCCAAAGGTCGTGTCATTTCCGTACGACACAAAAACGGATCCGTCACAACGAAAATCGACTGGGCGGAAGGATTTGCGCGAGGAATGAACGTTGCAAGCAACACAACCCTCGCCAAGCTGACGCAGATCATCGCCCGCGATACGGACAAGTTTGTGCCGTTCCAGACCGGCATGTTGAAGAACACTGCCAACATTGCCAGCGACTATGACAACGGCCTGATCGTCTATTCCACGCCCCACGCCCGGCGGCAGTATTACTTGCACCCACAGGGCACTGACCTGCACGGAGACACCGGCTTGCGCGGTTCCTATTGGGGCCAGCGCAGCAAGGGCGCCAACATGTCAAGCTGGGAAACCACCGCCCATGCGCTGATGAAGAAGGAGAGCAAGAAATGAAGCCTGTTATCAAATCCATGCAGGAATGGCTGAAAACCTGCCCTCTGGTAGCATCTGCGCAGGACGAGGGCGTTGCGTTCCGCGTTTCGTGGCTGAGCCCGGACGTGGATGAATACTCCATCGAAGACGTGCCCACGCAACCGATTCTGGCCAAACGGCTCAACGGTACGATCCGGCAAAAGGTGTTTGCCCTGTCCTCACGCGAGGAGTACAACTCCGACGTGGAGCATCAGGCCGAACGTTCCGGCTTCTGGGATGACCTGACCGCATGGGTAGAAGCCCAGAGCCGCACAAAGAACTTGCCCGCGCTCGGAGATGGCCGTATCCCGATCGGCGTGGCCGTCACGACCACCGGCTACATCATCACCGCAGAGGATGGCCGGTGCCGGGCGCAGATTCAATTACAAATCGTATATTTTCAACCGAAAGGGGTTGCTATCACATGACTGTTACCGAAGCGATGAAGGGCATCACGCCCGACCCTGACAAGGTGGGCTTCCAGATGGCCGACGACTTCATTCTTGCCTTCAAAACTGCGGACACGCAGAACAAAGAGGGCGACTACATCGTGTGCGAGTCGATGGTGGAAGAGCATTCTGCTGCCGTCAATTCCAGCACGACCGATAAAAACTACATCCGGCAGGGTCAGGTCACCATCAAGACCAACACGCAGCGGGTGTTCACGATCGACGCCGACCGCTACCACGACGAAAAGACCGCGTTCTTCGACTGGATCAGTTCGTTCAAGATGGTTCACGGCGTTGGTTCGGATGTTATCGCCGACTATGTGTACTTCAATATGTTCACCGGCAAGGGCGAGAAAGGCCGCGCCACCGTCAACGTTACCGCCGACGCGACCAACGGCGCAGGCAACGTCGCAGGCTACACCGTGACCGTCTCCGGCATCAACAAGCCCACGGAGTTCACCTATTCCGCCGCAGGCTAACCCATCTGCAGCCGTCCGGCACACCGCCGGGCGGTTTTTGACGCCTTAACAGACAAGGCCGGGGCAGCACCGGCAAAGGCGCACTGAAAGGAGCAACAACATGGATTTTCGTGGTATTACCTTCGATTTCAAGCCCACCCGCGCAAGCGACGCCGAACGGATGGAAAACGCCGACAAGACTCTCGGCAAAAGCTGGGGCAGCCTGAACGTGGAGAAAATGGGTGCAGGTGCCGCAATTCTGGCAATGTGCAACCTGTATGACGACTATTTCAGCGACATTCTGGGCGACGACTACGCCGACAAGCTGGGCGTGGACACCGAAGATCTTGACGAGATGATGCCGCTGTACAGCGAGTTCCAGCAGACGACCAAAGCATTCGCCGACGACATGGTAGCAAAGGCTATGGCAAGCCTGCCAAAGAAGAGCGAAAACGCAGCCTCCCATGCACCGGTCAATCGTGAGCAGCGGCGGGCAGAACGCCGGGCACACCGGAAGCACTGATGAAACCGACCTGTTTTTTCGCAGACGCGCTGCCCGACGGATTCAACCCGGATTTCCGGGCATGGATCAACTATGAGGTCATGTCTAACGCTGCCACAACGCCGGAGGAACAAGCCGCCGTTGCCAGGTACGCCGAAGAGGTGCTTGTAGGGCGCAAGATCCGTGACGACGACCTGCCCGCGTTCCTCAACTTCTACCGGTGCGGAGAAAACACCATCCAGACCGAGGAAAAGACCCGGCAGGTGTTCGGCAGCAAGGCCAGAAGCTACGACTTCGCGGTGGATGGACAGCTCATCTACGCGGCGTTCTGGCAGGCCTACGGCATCGACCTCAACAACGTGAATCTGCATTGGTGGGAGTTCATGGCTCTGTTCCGTGGGCTGCCCGACGAGTGCCGCATCTGCAAGATCATGGAGTACCGCACCGCCGACACCTCCGATATGCCAAAGGAGACCAAGGCACAGTACGACAAGCTCCGCCGGGTGTACGCCCTGCCGGAGACCGCAGGAGGTGAGACCCGCCGGTATGCAAGTTTCGCGGAACGCAAGGCCGCTGCCATCGCGCGGCACAACGCGCTTGACCACGAGCCCAGAAACGGGCAATAGAAGCCCTGTGCGCTGCCCTTTCTGTGGCAAGGCAAGTTCCGTCTGGGCGGACGGAAACGCTCACGCAGGCGGTCTCTGGGTCAAATGCAAGAACCCCGTGTGCAAGCGGGAATTTGAAATAAAAATCTGAGCGTGTGCCTTTGTGCCGGTGCTCCCACGGGGAGGGGTATAAATGGCACAAAATCCGGATTTTGAAGTTCATGGACAGGTAACGCTCGACAATTCCGACGTCAAGCAGGTTCTTGACGACTCGCAGGCCAAGGCGGAAAAGACCGCCAAGGAAACCGGCACAAAAATCGGCGATGCGGCCGATGACGCGGCGGAAAAGGTCAAGAAAAAGAGCCAGGAGACCCGCGATCAGCTGGCCTCCGACACCAAAAAAGCCGGAAAGCAGACCGAGCAAACGGCAAAGGATACCACCGAGAAGGTCAAAAAGCAGTTTGAGGCGGGTTCCGTTGCTATCGGAAACATTATTTCCGGGCTGGTCACAAAAATTGCAAGCGCAGGCAAAGACCTAATCAAGCAAGGCATTTCCTATAACGCCCAGATCGAGACCTACCGCACCGGCCTGACCAATATGCTGGGCGACGCGGAAAAGGCCAACACCGCCCTTGAGAACATCAAGCAGGACGCAGCCCGGACGCCGTTTGACACGGCTTCCCTCGTTTCGGCGAACCAGTATCTTATCTCTGCCGGTGAAAATGCAGAGTACAGCCGCAAGACCATCCTTGCGCTGGGCGACGCGGTTTCAGCCACCGGAGGCACCTCCGTCGAGCTTGAACGCATGGCGCAGAACCTCCAACAGGTCGCAAACGTCGGCAAGGCGTCCAGCGTGGACATCAAGCAGTTTGCGTTTGCAGGCATCAATATCTATCAGGTTTTGGCAGATTATACCGGAAAGTCCATTCAGGACGTCCAGAACATGACGATCTCCTACGACCTGCTGACGAAATCGTTGCAGGCCGCAGCAGAAGAGGGCGGACGGTATTACAACAGCATGGAAACGAAGAGTGAGACGTTCAACGGCTCACTCTCCACCCTCAAGGACAACGTTTCACAGCTAGTTGGCGTACTATCATCCGGATTATCAGAAACCGTTGGTCAACTTATAACCAAAGCGAATGAGCTGACCGTGGCAATGAAAAACGGCTTCCAAACAGACGGCATTGTCGGAATGATGAATGCCGCAAGCGAAGCTGAACCGAAAATTTCCGGTTTGACCAATGCAATCAGATTTTGCATTGAAAACGGTTCAACGTTAAAAATTCTGATTGGAACGCTTGCAGGTGCGTTAATCACATATAAGACAGTGGCGACAGCTGCCACAATTGCGCAAAACTTGCTTAACGCTGCAATGAGCGCAAATCCGATTGGTATTGTCATCGGCTTAGTAGGCGCACTCGCTGGAGGCCTAATTACAGCCTACAACAACAGCGAAACTTTCCGTTCCGGAGTCAACCATCTGAAATCCGCTTTCGACAACCTCAAGTCTTCGATTGTTAATGCAACAAAAGCCCTTATAGGATATCAGGCCGCAACGGTGGACGACGATGGTTTTGGTGGTAGCGAGGGCGGAGAATTCACTCCAAAATCGGCCTACATCAACAAAACTACAGATGCAGAGCGAAAGAGAAGACAAAAGCTGCATGAACAGCGTGTTAGAAAATCTCAGCTTGAACATCTAATAAGCAGTATTACAACCGGAGATGACACCGGCGGTTCCGGTGGCTCTGGCGGCACGTCGCCAAATACAACAGACTCTCGGCAGGTAACAAAGACCGTCACCGACACCAAAAAGACCGTCGATGGCAGTATCAAGACCGTTACAAAAATTTTTGACGATGGAACGAAGCAGGTAACGAAAACAACCACCAAAGCCGGAAAAGAAATGGTGGACGGGGTCGAGCGCAACGTCACCACTGTAGAGACCAAAGTCGATGAATTTGCAACCGAAACCGCAACCGTTGCAAAAAAGACCTCGACCACCGTTCAGAAAGAGATTACGGACATTGAGGAGAAGGCTGTAAAGTCTCTCCGAGAGGTCGAGAAAGAGCTGAAACAGAGCTTCACAAGCGAAACGTCGGATGGTATTCTCGGCATCCTCAAAGATGGCATTTCCAACATCAAGAATCAGGACTGGGGCGGCATTGCGCTCGACGTCGTCAAGCTGATCTGGGGCGAGGTCGATGCGGAACAACGCAAGACCGTCACCAAGTGGGCTGGCAACGTTCTCAAAGTCATCAACGACGAGTACGCAAGCGGCGGATTGTCTAGTGTTGGAAACACCATCAAAACGCTGCTGTCCGGCGGCGAGTTGGTGCTGAACACCGAAGAAGGTGCAACGACCCTCGCTTCCATCAGCAAGATCGTTTCTGACCTGACCGCAAGCGGCGGCATGGGCGAAGTGCTGGGCACGATGGCCACAAAACTTGGCAGTCTGTTCGGAACACTGGCCACCAAAATCGGTAGCGTCGGCACAGCCCTCAGCGGGCTGGCGACGAAGCTTGTGGGCGTGATCGCGGCAAATCCTGAGATCTTTGCCATCCTCGCCATCGTCGCAGGCGTCGCCGCCCTCGGCGCGTACATCTGGAAGAAGCACGGCAAGGAGATCAGCGGATGGTGGAGCGGCCTTTGGGCGGATAAACCCACCGCCGCACCTGCCTCCAACTACCAGCAGAGCGACAGCATCACCGCCGCCCGTCTGGTACAGGAATCTCAGGCCGCTGCAGCGGCCAACCAGCAAAGCACGACTCGTGTGCAGAGCGGAACCGGAAGCACGGCAAGCCAACAGCTGAACGCCAGCTGGCGCGGCTCTTCCACCACCATCTTGAACCTGGACGGCAGAGAAGTGGCCCGCTCTACCGCGCCTTATATGGACGAAGAGCTCGCATTCAGGTCGTAAGGAGTAACGCATGGAAAACACATTTTGGGTGGATGACCACGGCGGTTCTGAGTTTGGCGCGATGCTTCTGGCCGATTATTCGGTCGGAGCACCGAGCATCTCGCAGGATTACGTTGTTGCGTCCACCGGAAGCCGCATCACAGCAGGCGGCACCCGGTACGGGCTGCGAACCATCACGCTGCCGGTCGTCATCGAAGGGTGCAGCCCAGAGGATGCAGAAGATAAGAGAAGCCATTTAACAGCTGCTCTGCTGAAGCGCACGGTGGAGCTGTGCCTTCCGGATGGTGGGCTGTATACCTGTCTGCTGACCGATGGCGGCAAAAAGGCAGAGATCGACCGGGATGGAAAATTTATCGAGACGAGCTATACGTTGGTCGGCTACAAGCACGGCCCGCTGGAAACGCTGGTCTTTACAAACCCAGATGGAACAATCAGCTTTTTCGCGGCTGGAACAGCAGAAACGATGGAATGCCGCATCACGGCCACTGTGGCGAAAAGCTATTCCGGCACCGTGTACATCTTTTACCCCAACAGCACACAATCCAACTGCATCTTCAACAGCGGCGCTCTGAAAGGCGGCGACACTGTCATCGTGGATGGCATCGAAAAAAGGCTCACCGTCAACGGTTCGGCTGGCATGAAACTGCTCAACAAGATTTCGGGCGGATGGCCCAGGGTCGTGCGCGGGGAAAACAAGCTGTACACATCGCAAAAAATTATGCCATTCTCGCAGATCGCGATTGAGTACTATCCGATCTATATTTAAGGAGGTGCGCTTTTTGCTTTCCATCATTTTGGATACAGGGCAGGAAATCCCGCTGGATTATGACGGATACTGCATCGAACAGAATACAAACGGTTGGGAAGACAAGCTGAAGTTTACGCTTCCGCTCAACCACCCGCAGGCCTATTTACTGTCTGAGCGGGTGCGCATCTGGGAGACGACACAGAACCAGGTATACGCCATTTCCAGCGTCAGCAACGGAAAAACGGATACGGCCTATGAAGCCCGTCTTGACCTGGATAGCCTGTGCGCGGTTCTTCTTGCAGACTGGAACAACTTTGTTAAAACGGGCATTTTCAAAAAGGGTCCTCAGACGATGGAAGACACCATCAGGCGGGCCCTCAGTGACATTTCCGGGTGGAGCCTTTTTGTTATGGGCGAAACGTCCGAAAAGTTGGCAATCGAGAATTTTTTCGGGACTCCTCTGGAGCTCATCAAAAAAACCGTGGAAGTCTGGCCGGATTACACGGTGCGGCTGCAAGTTCCCAAAAGCGGCCTCAAGATAATGGACGTGCACGAACCCGGAAATGAAGCGGAAGCGACAGAGACGTTCTTCTCCGATGAGCTGAACCTTCGGGAACGGCCTTCCTTCAAGGGAAAGGCCGAATCTGGGGACAGCTACTATACAGAGCTTCGGCTCTATGGGAAAGATGGGATCTATGTAGATGTGAGCTGTCACGATTACGATAAGCGCGTCATCTGGCACACCGAAACGGACAGCTCGATTGAAGATACAAACGCCCTGAAGCTAAAAGCAGACAAGATGATAAAATCGGCCGCTTTCCCATCCAGGTCATACAGCTGCAACGTGATCGACTTGTACGAGCACGACAACCAAAAGTATCCCAATATGGAGATCGAGCTCTATAAGGCCATAACGTTGATGGATTCAGACACAGGATCCACGTCCACATTGCAGATCGCACAAAAAACGATCTATCCATACTACCCAGAAAAGAACCAAGTGCAGCTCAACACGGTGGCCGGAAACATCTCGAAGAAATCGCAGAAATATTCCGGCAGGGTCATCGAGTACACCGATTCAAACGCCACACAGGCAGAAGAAAACGAAAAGGAGACAGTATAGCATATGCAGACGCTTAAAATGGATTTCCAGAGCCAGAGCGCACCACCGGTCGTTCCGGTCATGCAGTTTGATGCACAGAGCCGCTTTATCGGCATCACCCTGTACAACGGCGGCGTTCCGTACGAGGCCCCAGAGGGTGCAAGCTATACCGTGCAGTATCGCGGCCCCGGTGCCAACAACATGGGCTGGTACGACACCATCACGCTTTCCAGCGGCACCCGCAAGGCGGTCATCGTAGACAGCGCCAGCAAAAACGTTGTCACCCTTGAGCTTGCAGAGCAGGCTTTGCGCGTCAACGGAAACGTCTTTGTCAATCTCTGCGTAGTCACCAATACCGGATACATGCTCAAGACCTTTCCTATCCTCTGTCGCGTCACCGGTGCAGCGTTCCCCGATACCGTCGCGGTGCAGTCTTTCTTCTACGTCACCGGCATCACCTCCGAGCAGTGGCTTGCCTATGTCACTGCCTGCCAGGACGCACAGAAACGGGCAGAAGATGCAGCGACAACATTTGAAACGGACCCAACCCTCTCCCTCTCCGGCAAGGCGGCGGATGCGGCGAAGGTGGGAGAGGCGATTGGTCAGCAAGCATATCTGACCAATCCTAAAATCGATAAAAATTTATATATTAAAGATGATTGTACTATTTTAGGTTATGATGGTTGGGACATGTTAAGTATCCCGGTGATTGCGGGTGACAAAATTATTGTTTACAGCCCGGTTGATTCAAAATATAACGCTATGTATTCTGCCGACGCTACCAAATATAAAAATTTCGTGTTAAAAAATGGGATAAATTACATTGATATTCCTGATGGTTATAGAGCCTTGAAAATCTCCAATGAACGAGAAATCGCGAAAAATGTTCGGTTTTTTGTCCTTCCAATGCAAACAATAAATAGCAACAAAGAAAAGCTAAAAATCGCTGACAACGGTAAATTTCTGCTTGACGAAATTCCATATACGTATATCAACAATGCGGACGGAACTGAACGAAGCTCCGACGCCTATTCATCATCAGACTACATCGATTTAACCGGTCATAAAAAATTTGTAATTGAGTGTCAAGAAGATTCTGAAAGCAATGCCTTATACGATGAATCTTATAATTTTTTGCAGGGAATAGAATATAAAGCAGGATTTACAGAATTTGTGATTCCAACTAATGCAAAATATTTGAGAATATCATGCCACACTAATTATCTAAAAACAGCAGGAGTTATTTTTGACAGCTCGATTTCATATCGAAATTTCACACATAACGGAGCGATTTTGCCGCGAGTAAAAGGGTGGGAGAGTGACCGAGAAACAATCATTGATGAAGCGTATCATATGTTATTAAATGTATACAAAAAAATCCTGACATCATTCCAATTTTTGTATGCACCGATAGTCATAGATGGTCACCTCAACATCCGCAAAGATATGTAAACAACATTGATACAGATGGAATGAAAATAGCTAATATAAACCTAGGTGATGATGTTACCGAACATTGGGAT